CTGCGTATCAAGTGATGCGGTTGCGCGCTGCACCATATCGCGTGTCCGGATCGTGCGGTTGAACGTTGCTTCCGCCAACTCGAGAAATGTCGGAATAACGGACGTCAAGTCATCGCGGTTCAACCAATCCGCGATACCCGTTTTCAATCCGCTATAAGTGTCGGGCGCCATCAAGCCACCTTTTGAGATTCTTCGACCGGCGCGCCAGCTTCTTTTCTACGCGCGTCTTCCATTGGTCGGAGTGCCCAAGTATGTTCATGCTTGTACTCGAAGGTTCCGATATGTCCAATTTGCTTGGACAGGTCATGGTCAATATACACCGGAATGCCGTTTTCCCGCAACAGCTTGCAGAAATAGACATCTTCGCCCATGTAACCTTTTGCCGCGGTGTCCCATGGCGTTGCAAACCACGGCATATCAATCACTTTGAAAACGTTGATGTCCACCAGCATCACGCCAGTGCCAACCATGTCAACTTGCTCCAAACCCGTGTCTTCGGGCATCGAGTAACGCAATACTTTTCTTCCTGTTGCTTTATCGTAGTTGCCAGCCGTGGGGCCGGTTGGCATTCTGCGCCTGGCGCAGTTTGCCGCCACAACGCATTCGCCATGGGCCAGTAGGCGCGCAATAGTGTCAGCCGGAAAGCGCATGTCGCTATCAAGAAACAGCAGATAGTCTGCATTCGCGTGTATGGCGTTCATGACTAATTCGGTGCGCTGCGAGCAAAGCAATGTGCCTTGGCTCATCAGCAAATTCACAATGTCACCCGTGTTGCCAATGTGGTGGCTAACAGCATTCACCAAGTCAAATGTGAACATCGTATGCACTTCATCGCGTGCCGGCACGCAAACAGAAATAATCCGTTTATCAGTCATTAAACCCTCCCAGGTCTTGTGCGAAAGTGTCGATTGTCTGGATCATTAAGCCAGCGCTTAAAGTCCGTTTGATTGCGCGTGATGCCTTTACCTACCAATTCCATAAATAAATTCATGGGAATAGAAGCGACCTTCACGCCATGACCATCACCTGACCATCTTGCACGTTCATCGACCTGGTTGAATTCAGTCTTATTGGTTTCAACAATGGGCTGGACGTTTTGGATTGTCTCGATGACAGCCGTATCGGTATCCTCATCAAAATGCCAGATTCGGGTGATACCTAAAAGCTCGTCTTGTTCAAAGATCCGTTTTTCCATGTAAAAAAGGGCGGGTTTCCCCGCCCCCCGTTAAGTGCTGCGATTAAGACGTGAGTAAGTCAGCGGCAATGCCGTGAGCTTTCTCGTTGTATATAGCAAGGCCATATTCCGCCAAAAGCAAACGCTTCTCAGCGTCACCCGTGGTTGCAAGTTCAACTTGCTGGAATGGGCGCAGGAAGTGAACGCCAGCGTAATCAGGCGAAAGAACAAACGCATCGCGCTCACGCTGGAACCTGTTTGGAACAATGTTCACCTGGCCAAAATCACCGACATAAACATCAGCCGCACCAATGATCTGTGCCTGTTTACCTGCTGGCACGTCACGATAGCGCGTTGCAATGCCGTTGAAACCAGAAACGGTTTGCTTGTTCACTGGGCCTGTCATCACGATGGATGGTTCGCCGCCACTTGTCCAAACCTGTTGCAACACGCTCTTGAGGATGGTTTCCGTGAAGGTGCGCACGGTACCGTCTGAACGCGTTGCGGTTGGCAGTGTGGTGTACGAAGGATTGCCGCCACCCGAACCAACGGACGTGTTGGTTTTGATGAACGCCAAAAGCGAACCCGTTTTCTGAGCCGTTGTCGAGTCACCAGCCGTTGCTCCTTGGTTAGCAAGCAGGATGGTTTCCATATCGCGCTTAAGTTCAGCGGCCTTTTTCGCCAACTGATAAGCAAGCTCGGACTTGCGACCTGCTTTGTTAACGGCTTCCATGGTGCCGGAAATCACAACAGTCTTGCGGCTGATCTGCGTGTAATTGCCTAGCTGAACGGTTGGCGTCACGGCTTCGTAGGTAGTGAGATCATCACCCTGAAGCGCTGCGTTGCTGGTTGTTGCATCAGCAAGTGCGTCGGTCTGCCACTGGAACAGCGTATTGGAAGCGGTACCGCGACCAATATTGTTCATAAAAGGCGTGGTTTCGGGAGAAATGTTGTAAATCTGGTTGCTTAGATCCTCACGAATACCCTTTGCAGAGTAGGTGAGGAAGGTGTTTGATGCGATTGTCATGATAGTTCCTAAAGAAGATGTTCAAAAAGTTTGGCTGCGTCACGGACGTTGCCCGTTTTTGCAAGGCGCTGTCTGGCGCGTGTTACCTCATTCACTTGAACCTTCGCGGCTTGTGGATTACCTGGCGCAACAGTCTTTGTCTTTGGCGCTTCAACCTTAGCTTTCACCGTCTGTTGCTTCGCCATGATCTGATCAAACATCATGGCTTTGCGTAAAACCTTTACGACACGATGATCAACAACGCCCTTCAAATCATCGGGTGAAAAGCCTTCTTTGACGCCAAAATCAATCAATGCAGCTTTTTCGGATTTGGCCGTGTCTGGATTCTTCCATTCCGGTATGGCAGAAACCAACAAATTAGCTTCTTCCTTCAACTTAGCCTGCATTGCACGCTGGTATTCCTGCTGTTGCAACTGATTCAAGCGCTGGAGTTCGGCCTGTGATGCCGCCAATTTCTCTGAACGCTGACGCTGCAACTCGGTTTGCCGCACCCACTCGATTGGATCTTCACGGTAAAGTTTTTCCATATCGACGGGCGATTCTTGTTGCTGCTGCAATTGTTGTTGCAATGCAGTAAGCAACTGTGCATAAGTGGCACGCTCTTCACGGACTGCACCAAGCTCTGCTTCAGCGGCTTTGCGCTGTTCTGCAAGTGCCTGTGTTTTCCGTGTGTAGTCCGCGGTGCGTTGATAGCCTTTGAGCAACTCGTCAAGCGGAACCTTCTCTTCCTTACCATCAACCTTGACGGTGAAAGTGGGTGGCTCTTCGGATTGCTTGCTTTCTTCGCTTTCCTCGGACTCGCTGGATGCTTCAACGTCATCAGACTCTTCGCCTTGCTCGTCTGAATCGGCTGCATCATCCCCTGACGCCTCAACGTCGCCTTGCGGCTCCGTTTCGGCTTGCGCCTCTGTCGCCGCCTGTTCTCCGTCTTCTTCGGCAAGCAATGCTTCAAAGGCTTGTGCGGCTTCCCGCACACTCATGGCGGCATTATCCGCCAAAACAACTGATTCGTCACTCATAAGATTCCCTGTTTCGATTCGGACCGCTTGCGCATACGATCAATCGTGGCGCGCGTGAGCGTTCCATCTGCCAAGACACTGCTGAAAAACTGTTGCACACGTTCAAGTGCTTTGAATTCGGAAAAGATTTTCTCTCTAACGTCAACCGATTCGCTCATTGCCCAATCGTCAAGCAATTGTTGCCTAACGGCTGACCACGATTCTTGGTAAAGCGTGCTCTCTAAGATGCGCCTTGCTTCGTTGCTGCGCTGGATACGTTCTTCGTTGGTCATTGCATGGGTTGCATGGGTTGCTGTGCTTCCATTTGCATACGCTCACGATCAACGGCCATCTTGGCGTTGATCTCGGCTTGCGTTTGCGCCAGGCTCACACCGTACTTCAATTCCATTTCTTGGCGGCGCAAGATGCCATCTTGTTCAATCCTGTCGCGCTCACGATCATCGGCGCGAAGCATTTTCTCACGCTCCAATGCCAACTCTGCCGCTTTCTTCTCAATATCGGCTTGGATCGCCTGAACCTGTACTTGCGTCAATGCTTCGGACGGATCAGGGCGCGGTTGCGGTTGCGGTGGCGTGTAATCCATGGGCAATTGATTGATAAATTGCGTTGTGTCTTTATATCCCGCCATCTCGATCAACTTGCCTAGCGTGTTGGCGTATTGACCCATTGTCACCAAAGGATTATTGGGGCCAAGCGATTGAAGGATTTGTTCTTGCTTGGCGGTAATCGCTTGCAAGAATTGGATCTTCTCGTCAGCGCCGCCCGTACCAAGTCCGACGTTAACGCTCACATCCATCGTTGCATCCCAAGCGCGCGGATCAACTTCCACCCACTGGTTGCGCAAACGCACAACGCGCGGCTTGTCTTGATGGCGCGTGATCAGGCGCAGCAAACCCTTGAACAAACGCTTCATGCCGATTTCGGCAAAGATGCGTGCAATCAACTCGATATGCTGTTGAGCGGCTTGAACAGTCGCTTGGACCGCCAAACGCGTCGTAGATTGCAATGCGTCTGCATTCAAACCCATGGACGCTTTCGACATGCCAGTGCGCGCTTCTTTAACCTGATCCATGTACTCGATCATGCCAAAGGCTTGTTGGCCAACGAATGGCGTATTGAATGGCTGCACCATGCCTGGCGCCCTGGCTCGAATAATGGCGCCGTTCTCATTGTTCAGCACATCATCAAGATTGACTTGGCCTTCAACGACAACGGTGCGCGGGTGAATGGATTGCGCCAACGAATCAAGCATGTTGCGCAGAATCACGGATTTGATGCGCTGGATGTCCATCGTGACATCAGCCGTTGACATGCCAAAAAACGTATGCGGTTCAGGATCAGGTACAAAGTAAGTGAAC